TAGCGTTCTCAAATGAGCGCGTGCCCTTGTCGCTGCCCTCAGAGGATCGCCGTTGGTTTGTCGTGTACTCTGAAGCCGGCCGAATGAGCGATGAGGCGGGCGCTAAGCTATGGAAATGGCTCGACGCGGGCGGGTGCGCCGCTGTGGCCGCTTGGCTACATGCGCGGGACGTGAGCGCATTCAATGCCGGCGCAACCCCGCCAATGACCGAAGCAAAGGCCATTATGGTAGAGCAAGGCCGCTCAGGCGCTGAATCGTTTTTAGTCGATCAGCTCGAAAATAGGCTAGGTGAATTTAGCAAGGGTGTTGTTGCGTCACCGTTCTATGCATTGTGCGACCGCTTGGCGGGCTTAGCAGGCAATAAAATCCCACAGGCTGCGCTATTGCATGCGCTGAAGGAAGCGGGTTGGGTTGATCTGGGGCACGTTGCTACGCGTGAATACAAAACCAAGAAACACATATTCTGCGCACCTGACATGGTGACAATGGGTAAAGCAGAGCTGCGCAGATTGGCAGAGGATGTACCGGCTGCGAGCGCGGTTAGATTGGTGAAGTAAAGAAAAACCCCGCTCTAAGGGCGGGGCAAAGTACCTGCATCACATGCAGGCGGGAGTGATTACAATTCTAGCAGAATAGCGATTAGCGCGGCGATTAAGACTCCCAAAAGTGCAAACATGCCGCCCTCTCTATAGCCTCGACAGTGCTATCAGATAGAAAATCGGTTATATCAACCCCGCCCGCAAATGCGTGCACTAATTGCGCCCCGCCATGATAATTACAGTCTAAGTCCGGCTCTTGATATTCCAGATAACAGTCGATCTTATCCAAGTAAGTGTAAAACTCTAGGTTTTGTGGCCACCACAAGGCCTCTGGCGCGTTCATAATACCGCTCCCGCACGTTGAATAATGCGCAACAATGTAACGTGATCTTTAGGGTCTAAATCGATCAATTGATATAGCACGCGGCGCAGTTCGTCGTTTTTTTGCTCTAAATCTTCAATCAATTGATCCGCCTCTTTTAAATCGGCCGTCAATTCGGCGACGCGTTCAGATACCGGCGGATCGTTTGCTATAGCGTATAGCTCGGCCGCTTGTATATCTCCGGCCATGTATGCGGCGCGCTCCAGCTCTTCAAGCGTGCGCGTGCTAGTGTCGATAAATAATTGATTCGTTTTCATTTTGCTTTTCCTTGTGCCCATAATAATGATTGATAAATTGATTCTGCTAAATCGTTGACTAGCGCGCTTAGTTCGTCGTCGTCTAAGTGCTCGAGCGGTTCCCAAGGTATTTGGCATTCGTCGTCGCTAAAAAAGTGCGATTCTGCTATACCATACGCGCGCGCCAATAATTCGGACTGATTTTTATCGACGTTCGCAAATTGTTTTTCTATTACTTGCGCTTTTTCTTTTTCGTCGCCATTGTCAAGCGCCGATAAAACAGCGCGTAATTCATCCGGCGAAAATTGGCCGCCGCCAATAGTCACCGATTCGCGGTTTTGTATAGCGCGCTTTAAATTAGAAATAAAAGTTTTCATTATTTAAGCTCCCGTAATGATTTAGATAATTGAAAATGCACGCCGGCGTGCCACATGCCGAGCGCGTCCATTATTGACGTTGCGTGCTCGCTATACTCGGACACGTCGTCGCCGTTTTCATAATCGGCCACAAAGGCCTCGACAATATGATCCGGCGCATTGCCGACATTGCCACAATATGCGGCCACAAAGGCCGCTTGCTCTGATTTATTCATTATTTATTCTCCCGTTATTGAATTGGAATTCCATTAATTACTTTTATTAAATTGGCCGCGGGTACATGTCGAACCGTCCCGCCATTTTCGTGCGCTATCCAAGTGCCTAAAAAATCGACGGATACCACAGCGCCGTCGACGGATAGCACGCGGCCGCGTGCGTCGCCGTCGAATTTATTGTGGCCGGTGCGTGCGACGACGGCCGGCGCAAAGGCGACGACGTCGCCAATATTGAATTTACTTTTCATTATGTTTTCTCCCTTGTAAAATGTAATTTCACGTCAAAACAATTAGCGCGTAAGCCGGTAATGTCGCATTGCGCAAAATGCGAGTCATCATGTTCTGGCAAATCCCATGTCGCATTTTTATAATGATTCGCAATTGATAAAAAACGGTTTAGTTCGTTTTCTTCGTCATTATCTAAGCCGGAATAATCGTCGTTAATAATTGCCGATAATAAATGTTCGGAAATAGTATATTTAAAATAATCATTTAACATTGTATTTTCCCCTATTAAATTAAGCGGCCAATTTGATTCGAATCACTTTGCCCATTTTTTGGCCATGCGCCGGATAAGCGATGACTTTTACTTTTTTGTCATAGCAGTCGCGACAGTCGCCGCACTTGCCGTCGTTATCATATGCGCCGCATAATTTAGCGCCGCGAGGTAAATCGGCCGGAGTAGGAATAATTACCGAACCATGCAACCCGCGGGTAAATTGGCCGGTGACAGAATCACTAGAAAAACGCACAGCGACATTTTTAAGCGCGCGCATTTCTTCCAATACAATGCGAAATTTCGGGAATTTATGCATGCGAGTAGGCAACCAATGTTTTACCCATGGCGTGCGTTTCATAACCTCTAGCATTTTTTCTGCTAGGCCGAGCGCGTACATGTCGCCGCTATCAAACCACCTGAAATGCGTGTCTTGTGCCAATTCGTCGACCATATCGTCGCACCATTCTAGGCGCTGCCAATCCTCGCGATTATGACGACGCGGCGCTTTCACGTTTTCGAATCTATAATTGCCGGTAGTGGCATAACAGCCTTTGCATGCGTCGACTAGTTCGCCGTTTTCGATAGCGCCTGGGCAAGTGTCAATAGCTTGTAACGACCAAGAGCGGACACCTAATTTGCTTGTATTAGAAATTTTCATTATTTAATCTCCCAATTAAAAATCGGCAATATGTGCCGGCGCCGCTAACATCACTGTAATTTCATAGGCCTTTTTTGCTTTAAATATAGCCGCCGCCATTTGCTGCGCGGCGTAAGTAGTGGCCGCGTTGACGGTAATTTCTTTGCCTCTATAAAAACAGATATAAGTAAACATTTTATTTTCTCCCGTTAAAATAAAAATAAGGCCACTAAAAACACATAAAAAACGGCCGCTATAAATAAGCCCGCGATTATTTCGCTTATGCGCATAATTTCACCCACTGATTATTTTCAGAATCAAAATCGCCGATATATGGAGTATCGACGTCATATTGAGTGAGATTTTCTTCACTATTAATATCGAATTGATCATGCGCAATATCGCAAGCCGCGCGCGCATTATCCGCGTCGATATAAAATGTTTTTGCTACAGTATGGCGTACAGTTACTTTGAATTTAGTCATTATTTTCTCCCGTTTTATTTCTGTTAATCAACACTACAAAACAATTGTAAAACAATCTTTTAATAATGTCAAACAATCTTTTAAATAAATAGTGAAATAATTTGCGGGTAATTGTAGGCAATGTGAGGGCAATTTAAAAACGCGAATTGCCCGCGCTATAACATAGGCGTAGCGGGGCTTTTAGCTATTTGCGGGTAATTGTAGGCAATTGTTTTTTAGTCATTAAAAAATTGAGTAAAGTGTTATATATATGCTAATAAGCTCTGCAATTGGGCGCGACGTATGTAGCCGCACCGATTTAAAAAGGCATTCTAAATTGCCCTCATTGCCCTCATGCCAAAATGGCAACTGCCTAAAAAATAGGCAATAATGTTTCCTAGCAAAAACGCCCTGAACATGTCATGAGCGACTTAAAAAACATTGCCGACACTTGCCCTCATGTCAAATCGGCAACAAAAATAAGTGAGTACTTACTAACTTGCTTTTTTGACAAGGGAGGGGGGTGGGGGACCCGTGCAGGCCGGTCACGCTCACGGAGGCATCACGCAAAATTTTTTTTATTTTTAAATTTTTTAGTTATACTGCAAACTATGTTTAAATCTTTACCATTCACAGCGCGCAAAGTGGAGGCGACTGAGGCCAGGCTTCAGGCGATCTATGATGCTGCTGCTTTAGGATTAAAGGGCGACTCATTGGCGTTAGCAGCAGGCATGCTGCCACAAGAGTACCGGCAGTTATGCCAGCTCGATCCAGTTGCCGAGATGGCAGAATTAAAAGGGCGCGCTGACAGTGAAAGAGAAGCGTCTGCGTTCTTGCGTGACGCAGCCCGTAACGGCGACGCCAAGGCAGCGTTAGCTATTCTCCAGCACGCTCATGGCTGGACGGCCAAGCAGGAAATCAGCATCGACGTTTATCAGAAGATCAGCATTACGCAGGCGTTGCAAGAAGCAAAAGAGCGCGTCATTGACGGGCTGATCACTGAGCAGTCTCCTACATTATTACCAACCAAAGCGACGCATGGCACAACTGCCGATATATGATTCAGAAGGTGAGCAACTACTAATGGCGCAACTCTGGGCGCCGCAAGTTGCGGATGATCCAGAAGCGTTTGTGTTGTTCGCCTTTCCTTGGGGCAAACCCAACACGCCCTTAGCTCACTTCAAAGGCCCTCGCACTTGGCAACGGCAAACGCTGCGCTCAATCGCCAATCACATCAAAGAAAACCGAGGCCAGTTAGACATGGAAGCACTGCGTCTGGCGATTGCGTCTGGTCGTGGTATCGGCAAATCCGCTTTGGTTAGTTGGCTAATCCTGTGGATGTTGACAACCCGCATCGGGTCGTCAGTCATTGTGTCGGCCAACAGTGAAGCGCAGCTTAGATCAGTCACTTGGGGTGAGTTGACCAAATGGCAGGCGATGATTATTAATAATCACTGGTGGGAAATATCGGCGACTAAGTTGGTTCCAGCCAAGTGGATCACGGAGTTGGTTGAGCGGGACTTGAAGAAGGGTACGCGTTACTGGGCGGCGGAAGGTAAACTCTGGTCGGAAGAAAATCCAGACAGTTACGCCGGTGTGCACAACCACGACGGGATGATGTTGATCTTTGATGAGGCGTCCGGTATTCCAGACCCGATCTGGTCGGTTGGTGCGGGCTTTTTTACCGAACCGATTTTAGATAGATATTGGTTTGCGTTCTCCAACCCGCGTCGAAACCAAGGGTACTTTTATGAGTGTTTCCACGCCAAACGTAACTTTTGGAATACGCGCAATATTGACTCACGCACAGTAGAAGATACGGACAAACAGGTATATGAGCAGATCATTGCGGAATATGGCGAGGATTCGCCACAGGCTAGGGTTGAGGTCTACGGTGAATTCCCAACGGCTGGCGAAGATCAGTTTATTGGTGCACGTCTTGTCGACGATGCCGGCAGTCGGGAGAAATACAAGGATGCGACGGCGCCAATTATTCTCGGCGTTGACCCAGCTCGAGGCGGCGCGGACTCGACCGTAATAGTCGTCAGGCAAGGTCGAGACTTGGTGGCAATCAAACGCTTTCACGGCGAAGACACAATGACAACCGTCGGTCGAGTGATTGATGCGATTGAAGAGTACCGGCCAGCACTGACAGTGATCGACGAAGGTGGTCTAGGCTACGGGATACTTGACAGATTAAAAGAACAGCGATACAAAGTGCGTGGGGTTAACTTTGGTTGGAAATCAAGCAAGCCTGTCATGTGGGGAAACAAGCGCGCAGAGATGTGGGGTGCGATGCGGGATTGGTTGAAGACTGCCAGTATACCGAACGATCGACAGCTAAAAGCTGATTTGACTGGACCGATGAAAAAGCCGGACTCGTCAGGGACGATTTATTTAGAAGGCAAGAAGGAAATGAAGTCACGCGGTTTAGCCTCACCAGATGCGGCGGATGCATTAGCAGTGACCTTTGCGTTTCCTGTAGCACACAGAGAATCTAGTTATGATCGCGGCGCCAGAAATGCACCGCGTTCATATCAACAGCAAACAGCCTCGACCGGCTGGATGGGGAGCTAAGATGGCGACAAAAAAAGGTGTGTCGTTAAGCGTAGGTAGAGGCGAGAAGTTGCCGGTGTCTAAAGGTGCGGGGCTAACCGCCAAAGGACGTGAGAAGTATAACGCCGCAACAGGGTCTAACTTGAAAGCGCCTGCGCCAAGCCCTAAGACTAAAGCAGACGAAGGCAGAAAGAAATCATTCTGCGCCCGTATGGAAGGCGTGGTGAAAAACGCTAAAGGCGATGCAACCCGCGCCAAGGCATCTTTGAAAAGGTGGAAATGCTAATGAAAAACGGTCTTTACGCAAACATTCATGCTAAACGCGAACGCATCAAAGCAGGCTCTAACGAGAAGATGAGAAAGCCAGGCACACCAGGCGCGCCGACCAAGAAAGATTTTAAAGAGTCTGCCAAGACTGCTAAGAAAGGTAAATAATGCCGCTAATTAAATCAAAATCTGAAAAAGCATTTCGTGAAAATGTCAAGGCTGAGGTAAAATCGGGCAAACCGGTTAAACAAGCGGTGGCAATAGCCTACGCAACCAAACGCGCGGCATCAAAACCTGCAAAAGGCAAAAAGTAATGGACTATACTGGCATCAATACGGCGGCAAAAGTTGCGAATGTGGG